AATCCTTGTGGCGGATGATCTGATCGGATCCATTGAGGAAGCAATGAACAAGGACCGGCTGATGGGCGCATGGTCCAAGGTTGATAACAACATGATTCCCCGTGCCAAGGAGAATGCGAAACTGCTCTGGGTCGGTACAAGGTGGTCTGTGGTGGATCCTGCCGGCCTTCGGATGGAACTGCTTGAGAGCGATGAGAAATTCCGCACACGCAGGTATCGCATCATCAACCTTCCTGCACTGGATGATAATGACGAGAGCAATTTCCAGTATGACTATGGAGTAGGGTACAGCACGGATTTCTACCGTCAGCGCCGTGCATCGTTTGAACGGACGGGTGATACCGCATCATGGAACGCGCAGTACATGGGCATGCCTGTTGAACGTGAAGGCACAGTCTTTGAAGCGGACGAAATGCGGTTCTTCTCCGGTGTTCTC